AAGTTGGATTCCCCATGACCGCCAACGAAGCAATCAGCAAAGCCGCCATAGCCTACCTCCCCGCGACCTACCGGCGCATCCTGCAACAGCTTGCTCTGGAGACGCTGGACGCTCAGGGGATAGCAGACTACCTCGGCATGACCCTCGGGGCCACCTACAAGCTGGTGATGATCCTCAAGGGTCTGAAGGTGATCTGCGTGGTCGAGTACCGGCGCGAGGCTATCAAAGGCGCACCGATCAAGCTATGGGGTCTGGGCAGCAAGGACGTGCGCCCACCGCCGAAGATCGAACCAGCAGCACGTAGCAAAGCATGGCGCGAGCGCAACGGGCAGATGCCCCGCGTGCCGAAGCTGGACGCCATTACAATCTGGGCAACTACGAAGTAACTTCAAGGAGAATCAAAATGAGCATGTCACCACTGGTAATTAGATTGAAGCAAGCACTGGCCGATGTCGGCATAACCGCAGGCGGAACGCAGGACGATGTCATCCTGACGGCAACCTGCTACATAGCCGCGATCTCGAAGCCTGAGAAGGGGGAGTGGGTCGCGCCGGCCCCGATGCAGTTCGACGAGCCCGAGATGCCGATAGACGCCCACTCGTCCGGGCCGCAGTTCGATGTGCCGGCCCCTGTCAAACCGAAGGCCAAGGCAAAGAAGAAGGTGGCCAAGTGAAACCAATTCTCGAAGAAGCCCACGACACGATCTACGGCGACCGGGAGCAGACGTACGGCGATCCCGGCAAGAACCTGCGAGCCATCGCTGACTACTGGACGACGTACCTGCGCAGTAAAGGGTTGATGGGGGCGGATTACCTGCTCACGTACGACGACGTCTGCAACATGATGGTGCTGTTGAAGGTGGCCCGGCTCGGCAATACACCGCTACACCACGACTCGATGGTTGACGCTTGTGGCTACATGGCGCTGGCTGACCGTGTAGCGAGGGGGCAATCGCGTGTGGGACGATAGCAAGTTCGCGGCGTTCGACTTTGAGACGAGCGGCGTGCTCCCCGAGTACGCCCTCCAGCCTCACCGCGTGGCGACAGGCCAGTCATGGGTAACCTGCGTCGGTCTGGCGGGCAAGTCTCATGGCGCGTCCAAGGTCACCGCTGTCCTCGACCCCGACAAAACCCGCATCAAGCACCTCCTCGACTGTGCCGCGCGCGACAAGGTAACCCTCGTCGGGTGGAACGTGGCCTTCGACATCGCATGGTGTTGCGCCTACGGCCTCACCGACGAGGTCATGAAGGTTCAGTGGCTGGACGGCATGCTGCTGTGGCGTCACCTTGAGGTTGAGCCTGAGTACGACGTTACCAACCGTGACAAGAAGCGGTCGTACGGTCTCAAGTCGGCAGTCAAGGAGCTGCTGCCCCAGCATGCAGGGTATGAGGAGAACGTGGATTTCCACGACACGTCGCCCGAGGCCCGGGCCCGGCTTGCGCATTACTGCAAGAAGGACGTGGTGTTCACGCTGGCCTTGGTCAAGCAGTTCTACACGCGGCTGGCAGCTGATCCTCGACGGCTCGCCGCTGCCCTGCTGGAGTCCCGGGCCTTGCCGCTGGTGGCCAGTGCGTGGGTGGAGGGGATGCTCGTCGATACGCAGTCGGTTGACCAGCTGGCCGTCGACCTGATCGCGACGGCGGCGAAGTGCCTTGAGGAACTGTCTCCCTACGGTGTTACCGAGAAGGTTGTCCGGTCACCCAAGCTGCTGGCCGCGCTCCTGTTCGACACGTGGGGTCTCAAGCCGGTGAAGCAGACGGACAGCGGGGCGAACTCGACAGACAAGGAAACCCTGTACGAGCTGGCGTTTGAAGACCCAAGAGCGAAAACCTTGAAGGACTATCGCGAAGCGTTGGGTAACCTGACCAAGTTCTCTGAGACCCTGACCGCGTCGGTGGCGTATAACGGCGACGGGCGCACGCGGCCACAGGCGGCGATCTTCGGGACGTATTCGGGGCGAATGACCTACTACTCCAAGCAGGGGAAGAACAAGGACGAGCGGCCCACCGGCTTCGCGCTGCACCAGATGAAGCGAGGCAAGGATTACCGGAACGGGATCAAGGCTCCGGACGGTTACACGATCTGCGAGTTCGACGCCGCCGGCCAAGAGTTTCGGTGGATGGCCATCGCGTCTGGCGACGAGACCATGCTGGAGCTGTGCCTGCCGGGAGAGGACGCCCACGGGTTCATGGGGTCACGGATCGTCGGCAGGGATTACCGGGAGTTAGTCGAGGCGGTGCACGCCGGGGAGAAGGCCGCGAAGGACGCACGGCAGCTTGGAAAGGTGGCGAATCTGGCCTTGCAGTACCGCACGTCGGCAGGCAAGCTGCGGTCGGTGGCGCGCGTGCAGTACGGCCTCCCGATGGAGTTGGACGAGGCCACGGTGATTCGCAAAACGTACTTGCAATCCTACCCAGATGTGCCAAAATACTGGGACAGGCAGATCGCTGAGTGCAGGACGAGCAAATACGTTGAGACGTTCGCCGGACGCAGGGTGCAGTTGCTGGACAGTTTCGATGGCAGTAACGGGTGGTCGCTGGCGTCAACGGCGATCAACTACAGGATTCAAGGGACAGGAGCAGATCAGAAGTACCTCGCCCTTGCCGTGCTGCGACCGTACATGGTGACACACGGAATACGCTTTGCATGGGAGCTTCATGATGGTATTTACCTGTATGTACCGGATGCGAAAGTAGCGAAGTGCATACCAGAAATCCAGAAGATGTTGCTGAGTTTGCCGTATGCCCGGGCATGGGGTTTCACTCCCCCCATACCGCTCCCTTGGGACGCAAAAGCGGGCAAACGATGGGGTGACCTCAAAGAATGGATGGAGAACTGAAATGCCGATGATCAAGCGCAACTACACCCAAGAGAGAAAGACCCTGCTGGCCCGTGGCGAGGATGAGGATCACGCCGCCCGTCTGCGCCTGCGCCGGGAAGCGGAGAAGAAGGGGATCGTCAAGAAGGGCGACAAGCGCGACCTCGATCATAAAGTCCCTTTGTCCAAGGGCGGGGCCAACAAGCTGTCCAACGCGCGCGTGACAACCCCGTCCGCCAACCGTAGCTTCCCCCGGAAGAAAGACGGGAGCATGAAGTGAGCGACGGTAAGCTAGGGATAGAGCTACCTGACGGCGCGCGGCAGTACGAGTTTGCGGACGGTCACATCTGCGCGTGGTCGTTTTCCTCTGCTCGGGCAAACCCGATGCGGTTCGAGACACCGCAAGCCGCGCGCTTGTCGTGGGAGCTGACGAAGGGGGAGAGGTGGGTATCGCAAATCCCATTAGCGGCTGTTCAAGACGGTATTGCTCTCGTCCCTACAGGGTACACGTTCTGCGCTGATCGCTGCGTATACGTAGAGGCTCCCTGATGACATGGTCCTACTCCCAACTGAATGCCTATGAGACCTGCCCGGTCCAGTTCTACGAACTGAAGATCGCGCAGAACTTTCAGGAAACGCTGCATCCAACAACCGCGTGGGGCACCCGAGGGCACCTTGCGCTTGAAGAAAGGGTCAGAGATGGTGCACCACTACCAGCGGAGTTCGCGTATCTGGAGGGCTTCGCTAGCAAAATCTGCAGCCTCCCGGGCCTTACGATGTGTGAGGAAAAGGTTGCATGCCAGAGAGACCGCTCCCCTACAGCTTTTGACAGCCCTGATGCGTGGAGTCGAGGCATCATTGACGTGTTCAATCTTCGAGACACAGATGCCTTCGTCGTCGACTACAAGTTCGGGAAAGTACGCCCGTCATCTCAACTGAAGCTCAACGCGCTGCTGATCTTCGCCAACTACCCGTTCGTCAAGACGGTCAAGACACGGTTCCTGTGGCTGGCTCACAGGGACAAGACGGACGGCGTGTACGAGCGCAAGGACTTGGATACGTTGTGGTCAGAGTTCGAGGTACGCGCTGCCCAGCTGGAGCGGGCGAAAGAAGAAGGGGTGTTCCAACCGAAACCGTCTGGGCTATGTGTGCCCAACGGCAAGGGGTACAAAGGGTGCGTCGTAACGACGTGTGAGTATTGTGGTGTTGGTAATAAGAGGAGATGGTGATGGCCGCTAAGTTTTTTCTGCAGAGTACGACTAAGCCGGAAGTACGGTTCGAGATATTGGGGCGCAACAAGGACGCCGGCACGATGAAGTTGAAGGGGCAGTACGCCGAGTTCGAGGAGCCCATGGACAAGGAGTTGATGGCGAAGTTCAAATACACCATCGTCAAGGAGGAAGATCATGCTGACGCCGTTTAACCACCTGACCAACGCAGAGCTGATCCGCTGCCACCGGTACGACATCCAAGGCGATCCCCTCGTGGACGAGCTGTGGACCCGGCTGGAAGCCCTTGCGCCGCCGGAGAAGAAAGTCGAAACGAAGTACGTCGAGGAGCAATTTCGCTATGGCAATGACACCTGAAGGCCGTACCAAAGCACAGGTCAAGAAGCTGCTGGACGAGGCCAAGTGCTACCACTACTGGCCGGTAGGCAACGGCATGGGTGCCCCGACGCTTGACTGCCTTGGCTGTCACCACGGACGGTTCTTCGCCATAGAAACAAAAGCGCCGGGGAAGAAACCGACGCCTCGGCAAGAGGGCACGATTCGCCAGATCAATCTCGCTGTCGGCATGGCATTCGTCATCGACGGATCGGACGGGTCGTACGATTTGCTCAAGATGTGGTTGGAGATGGTATGAAACCGCTTGTTATCTACCACGCGAACTGCGCCGATGGATTTGGTGCGGCGTTCGCTGCTTGGCTGAAGCTGGGTGACGAGGCGGAGTACCTGCCGATGCAGTACGGAGCCAAATTCGACAACGGGCTTAGTCATGCCAGCGTCACTAACCTGAACAGCCTCGGCGTTGCACAGCGAGAGGTCTATATCCTCGACTTTAGCCTCCCTAAAGAAAGCATGTCTTGGCTGTTCGCCACCGCCAAGTACGTCGTCTGGCTTGATCACCACAAGACAGCGTTCGAGATGTGGCACGGGGAGATTCCGAAGGACGGCATCGTCGAAGATCAGCAGTCAGATCGCACTATTGTTCTTGACAACAACCAGTCCGGCGCAATGCTCGCGTGGGAATACTTCCACCCCGACATCTCCGTACCGCAGCTCGTCAAGCACATCGACGACTACGACCGCTGGCAGTTCAAGCTCGACGGCACGAAGGAATTCAACAAGGCGTTGTGGAGCTACGTGCCGTGGTCGTTCGAGCAGTGGAACCGTTTTTTGGACGAGGCCCTTGACGTGAGTTTCTTGGATCAAGGTGCCGCCATCCTCCGCGCCCACGACCAGAATGTGCAGTCCGTGGTGAAGGGTTCGGCGAGAGCGTGTAGTATCGTCCCGGCACTGATCAACAGCGTGGACAGCTATAAGGCTCCGTGGGTTTGGTGGCACGATGACGAGCACGGAGACACATGCAGGGCGAACGGCCTCGCCGCCAACTGCCCACCGCACCTGACTTCTGATGTCGGGCACGAACTCGCCAACAAGTCTGGAACCTTCGGGCTGTGCTGGACGCTTGCCAAGGAAGGCAGGACAGCCAACTGCTCGCTGCGCAGCAACGGCGACTATGACGTGTCGGCTATCGCCAAGGCATTCGGCGGGGGTGGGCACAAGAACGCTGCGGGGTTCGAGGTTCCTGTCGCGACGTTGCTGGGGTGGCTGAAATGACCTTCATCACAGGCCACGGCATGCTGGTGTTCCCTGCCTCCGATCCGATTGCCGTCCGGTCGGTGCTGCCCCATGCCAAGAGTCTGGAGTACCGAGGCAAGCCACACATCGCCGTGCGTCACGATCTGGACGCGGTGACCATCCTGCGCAATATCGGGATCAACGCGCCGAGCCCGGTGAACCACGGGTGGGACTACCCCGGCAGGTACAAGCCGTTCGACCATCAGCGCGCGACCGTGGAGTTTCTGACGGTGAACCGTCGCGCATTTATACTTTCCGGTATGGGTTCCGGCAAGACCGCTGCGGCGCTGTGGGCGACCGAGTACCTGCGGCTCCACAAGCTGGTCGACAAGGTCGTGATCGTCTGCCCGAAGTCCTGCACCCACAAGGTGTGGGAGGACGAGATATTCAACACGCTCATGCACCGCTCTGCTGTGGTCATCGAAGGAGTGAGAGAGCGCAAGCTGGAGCTGGCCGCGTCTGACGCAGACTTCCTAATCGTGAACCATGACGGCCTTGCTACGATATCGTCAGTGCTGGCGAAAGACCCCCGCGTGACGCTCTACATCTACGACGAGGCGTCAGCGATCAGGAACTCGATGACCAACCGATACAAGACGTTGAAGAGTTTGCTCAAACCCGCCACGCGCCTCTGGCTGCTGACCGCAACGCCGTGCCCCAACCAGCCGACCGACGCATGGGCGCTGGCCCGCCTAGTGCGCCCCGAGACAGTACCCCCGTACTTCCTCGCGTTCAAACGCCAGACGATGTTGCAGGTATCGAACTTCAAGTGGGTGCCCAAGCCCGAGGCTACGCAGATGGCGTACGCCGCCATGCAGCCGGCGATCAGGTTCAGGACCGAGGATTGCATCGACCTGCCCCCGGTGACGTACCAGAACCGCGCCTGTGACCTGTCGCCCGAGCAGCACCGGATGATGGAGCAGATGCGCAAGCACTTGGTGGCGGATAACGATGGTGCTACGATCACAGCGGCGAACGCAGCGGTGAAGCTGATAAAGCTCCTGCAGCTGGCGCAAGGCGCTGTGTACGACGACACAGGTGAGACTCAGCTGGTGGAGGCACCTGATCGACTGGCCACCCTCAAGGAGATCATCGAGGAAGCCGACCACAAGGTCATCGTCTGGTGCCCGTTCAAGCACGTCATGAAGCACCTGAAGGCCGAGCTGTCGAAGCAGTGGGGTGTCGAGCTGCTCAACGGCGACACGTCGGCAGGAGAGCGCACAAGGATCATCTCAGCGTTCCAGCAGGTCGACCAAGACCCCAAGGTTCTGATCGCTCACCCAGCCACGGCAGCTCACGGGCTCACGCTGGTCAGTGCTAACATCTGTGTTTGGTATGGCCCCACGTTTTCGTCGGAGATGTACGAGCAAGCAAACGCGAGGGTAGCACGACCAGGGCAAAAACACCACATGACCGTTATACACCTAGGTTCTGTGGGTGTAGAATGGGATGCATACGGCGTGGCAGCGTCAAAGATCGACAGACAGAAAAAAGTTCTCGACCTATACCGGAAAGTGCTTGACACACCCACATCTGTAGTGTAAAGTACGAATTGTAGTCAACAACAAGGAGGTAGCAAAATGAGCCTAACAGCCGATGTCGTTATCGGGAAGTACATCGCTCTGCGTGACAAGCGCAGCGAGTTGAAGAAAGCCTACACGGAGGCAGATGCACCGTACGTAGCCGCGATGGAGAAGTGTGAAGTCTGGCTGCTCCAGCAGTGCAACGCGATGGGTGTCGACAACCTCGCTGTCAAGGGTATCGGTACGGCCATCAAGGGCAAGGACATGAAGGTGGCCGGCAAGGACTGGATCGCGTTCAACGCGTGGGCCAGAGAGAATGACGAGATGGACATGTTCGAGCGGCGCATCGCCAGAACCGTCCTCACGAGCTACATGAAAGACCATGAAGGTGCAGTACCCCCCGGCCTCGACGTGATTTACGAACAGGTCGTCACAGTTCGTCGTGCAACCAAGGAGGCTACGGAATGAAAACGGGGATATTGAGTCAGGCGCAGGTGCTGCAGCGAGTACCTGTGTCGCGGGCAACGCTGTACCGTATGGTGGCTTCGGGCCAATTTCCGCCCCCGGTCAAACTAAGTTCGCGTCAAAACAGTTGGGCAGAACCCGTAGTACAGGCATGGTTGGATGAAAAGTTTGAATCACAATACGCAATCCTAAAGGAGAAGTACAAATGACCACGAATCTCGTAGCACTGTTTAACAGCGGCTCTGCCGTCGCAGTACCCGCATACCTCCGAGCCACAGCGGATTCCGTCACGTCGCAGATCGGCGGCGGGATGGGCTCTGGGCGCAACCGCATCGGCCTCAAGGGTGCCCGGTTCCGTCTGGTGCAAGCTGGCCAAGAAATCGCCGTCAAGGACGAGCCCTACCTCGATGTGGTGATCCTCGGTGCGAACGTCGCGATCAACCGTACGTTCTACGCCGGCACGTACGACCCGTCAGTCAAAACCCCGCCGGCTTGTTTCTCGGTGGACGGTATCAGCCCTGCCAAAGAGTCTGCCGAACCGCAGTCGTCGAAGTGCGCCACCTGCCCCCAGAACGAAAAGGGCTCCAAGGTGTTCGAGGGACGCAAGGCCCGGGCGTGCGCGTTTAGCAAGCGGCTGGCCGTCATGCTGTCCGGCGATCCTGAGCGTGAGGTCTATCAGCTGGACGTCAAGGCCCTGTCGCTGTTCGGCGATGGTGTCGACGCGAAGGGCTTGTACACCTTGTCGGGGTACGCCAAGTTCCTCGCCGCCCGTGGTGTCCGTGCGGAAGGTCTGGTGACTCGCCTGTCGTTCGATACGGCGTCGTCGGTGCCGAAGCTGTACTTCACGCCGCAGTCGTTCATCGCGGAAGACGAGTTCGCCATCGTGGCCAAGCTCGCCAAGTCGCCGGAAGTCAAGTCGATGCTGGAAGTAACGGCGGAGACGGTGGACCTGTCCGGTGAGGTCAGCATGGAGGACGACGGTGGGTTCTCGACGCCTGACCCTGCCCCTGCCCCTGCCCCTGCGCTTGCTGCCCCGCCGGCCCCTGCGCCTGTTGCTGAAGTGGTGAAGGCTGCACCGAAGTCTGCACCGAAGAAGGCCGAGCCGAAGCCTGAGCCCAAGCCGGAACCGGTTGCAGCAGAGCCGATGGGTGAAGACCTCGAAGCGATGCTCGACGGGCTGATCTAATCATGTTATGCCCGCACTGCGGGGCTCCGGCGCAGGAGTTGAGGGTGATGGTGACGGATCACACCGACACCCAGACACGGAGGCGGCGAGTCTGCCGCCTCTGCAACCAACGGTTTTCCACCGTAGAGGTGGCTGTCAAGGAGGGTCAGCGCACGTCTCACAAAGAACTTGTCATGTTGCCAGCAGGAACAAAACGCACATTGACAGCTTGACCGCGAAGGTCTAATCTGGGGGTTCGTCGCGGGGACGAACCCCCCCTCTCTCTACTTAGGTTGGCCCACCGGCTTTGCTGCCGGTCAGCAGCTACCTCCCCCGTATGTTGGTGGGCCAACCTAAGTAGAGAGCAAAAAACAAAAACCAGAGGTAGGAAAAATGACTGAGTTTCTCGCCAGAATTCTTTCGCCGACAGGGTTCATCTGCTTGGCAACACCATCAGAAGGGTTTCACGGCTACACACATTACCGAGTCGATACCAAGGCCAAAGCCAAGTGGGTTTTGGACAAGCTGGACCACGAAAACAAGGACGTCTATTTCGCCATCGGCACGCTGAAAGAGCGTGAGGTCGAGGTCGACGGCAAGAAGAAGGTTCGCATCGCGGCGAACATATCCCAAGTCAAATCGCTGATCCTTGATCTGGACGTTGGGGAGAGCAAGCCCTACAAGTCGCAGGCCGAGGCGATCAAGCACCTGATGCAGTTCGTCAAGGAAGTCGGGCTGCAGACCCCCATGTTGGTGTCATCTGGCTACGGGGTCCATGTCTACTGGCCCATGACATACGCCATCGAGGCACGCGTGTGGCAGAAACTGGCAGCGCAGTTCAAAGCCCTGACAGTAGCGTATGGTCTCCACGCTGATCCGTCGAGGACGGCTGATGTCGCTAGCATATTGCGGTTACCGGGCAGTCGGAACTTCAAGAACAAGGCAGACCCTCGCAGGGTTGTCGTGCTGAATAAACACCCAGTACCGGACAATGATCCCAAGCTGCTGATCCAGACCATCGTCACAGCGTCCAAGCAGTTCAGTGCAGTGGCCAAGCCCGTGAGCGTACCGGGACCGAAGGCAGACACAGGGCTCGGCAGCTTTTCAGTTGCGCAAGAGCCGGCGGATTTCAAAGACATCGCCAAGAAGTGCCAGCAGGTCGGCACAGCAGTCAAGGATCAAGCGAATACCAAGGAGCCTGTATGGCAGCTCGTGCTGCAGGTGGTCAGGCACTGCCACGATTCTGAAAAGCTCTCCCGCGCGGTATCGTTCAAACACCCCGGCTACAGCGCAGATGACACTGCCGTGAAGATGCAGGCGCTGGCCGACAAGGACATCGGTCCTGCCAAGTGCGACACGTTCGATTCCCGGAACCCCGGCGGCTGTAACGGCTGCGAACATCGTGGCAAGATCACCTCCCCCATCTCCCTTGGGCGCGTCATCAAGGAAGCCACCGACAAGCCTACGATGGTGCTGGACCACGGCAACGGCGAGACGACCTCGGTGGAGCTTCCCCGGCCACCGTACCCGTACCTGCGGACTGCTTGCGGGGGCATCGCCATTCGGGTCAAGGACGAAGACGGTACTGAGATGGACCCGGACATCATCTACAAGTACGACCTGCACCCGACCAAGCGCATGTATGACGAGATTGAACGGTGCGAAATATTTTTCTTCAGGTCTTGGTTGCCTCGCGAAGGCTGGCGGGAGTACCCGATACCTGCGTATTTGATTTATGACGAGCGCAAGCTCATGGAGGCATTGTCCCGCGAAGGGGTCATGCCAAATATGGACAACAAAGCGAGACTGGTGGGGTATATGCTCGGGTACATCCAAAGTTTGCAGGTTGAAATGCCTGCTGATCAGATATACAGCCAGTTCGGCTGGCGCAAGAACGACACGGAAATCGTGATCGGCAACAAGTGCTATAACGAACACGGCGCTCGACAGATCAAGGTCAACGAACAGTTCAAGAACGTGGCCCCCAAATTCGAGTCGAAAGGTGACTTGGCGGTGTGGAAGAAGGTGGCGGACATCTACAACCGCGAGGGCTACGAAGACTACGCTTTTGCCCTGATGATGGGCTTCGGCCAGCTGTTCTTCAAGTTCACCGGGTACGAAGGGTCGATCTTCAACCTCTACGGTGAGGGCGGCGCGGGCAAGTCCACCGTGCTGAAAATGATTCACTCGATCTACGGCATCCCGACCGAGAAGTCGCTGCTGCACCAAGACACCAACAACGCCAAGCTGGCCGTGATCGGCTGCTACAACAATCTGCCGGTGACGTACGACGAGATTACCAACATCGACCCGATGGAGCTGTCCGACCTGTGCTACGCGGTGTCCAACGGTCGAGGCAAAGAGGCACTGAGGCAAGACCGCACCCTGCGCGCCAACATCTCCACATGGCAGACCACGATGTACTGCACGTCGAACCCGCCGCTGATCCCCAAGCTGATCAATCTCAAGGGCACGGCGTCTGGCGAGACCTACCGGATGCTGGAGCGCTACGTCCGCGCGCTGGGCACGCACTCTCTCACCGAGGCGCGCGAAGTTCTGGCTCCGCTGGACTCCAACTACGGTCTGGCCGGCGGCGTTATCGCCGAGTGGATGGTGAAGAACATCGCCGAGGCCCAAGCCTTGATACGCACCACATACCACGAGTTTGGCGAGCGGGTATCGGCGGCGAGCCCTGAGCGGTTCTGGATCGCCATGTGCGCCCAAGCTATCGTCGGAGCCAAGATCGGGAACATGCTCGGCTTGCACGACTACAGCGTCGAGGGCGTTACAGCCCACGCGGTGAAAATCATCAACGACACCCGTGGTGGCGTGAAGGCAGAGATCAAGACTCCGGTCGACGTGCTAGTGGAATACCTGAACAGCCACATCAACGACACTCTCGTCACCACCCTGACCCGCAGCGGGGCCGTCGACGTCACTCGCCGCCCGACGCACAGCCTGATGATCTTGCACGAGCAGGCAGAGGGACGCATCTACATCACCAAGACCCACCTCAAGACATGGTGCGTGGAGAATAACCACGACTGCTCCGCGCTGCTGACGTACTTAGCCACGAACAACATCATGCTGAACGACAACGCCAGCAAGAGCCTTGGCGACGGGCAGGTTTACGTCACCGGGCGGTCTGCCTGTTTCCTGATCGACGCCAAACACAAACTGATGTCCGGCGCGGCAGCGCTGCTGGCTGTGCAGGATACGGCGTAACCCCCTCGGGGGTTAGCCCTCTGCCATCGTCTCTTGCCGTTTCAGTTCGCGGCGCTGCTGTTTATTCGGGGCGTCCATCAGGGTACTCAAGGGCTTCGCCTTCAGCTCGTCGACTTGGTTGCCGAAGTACACGCGCATGTTGCTCTTGCGGTCTTGCAGGCTCTTCCACTGATCCTTGAGGTCTGTCGTATCTTCGCCCGCGCGCTGCGCCTCGATATAATCCTTCTTGATCTCGGATTCCCGCGCGGTGTAGAACTTGGTGATCTCAATCTGCTGGCTCTGAATCCACTGGTAGCGCTTGAGTTCTGAGGTCGGCATACCCATGCCTTGCATGACGATGGTGAAGGCGTTGATATCCTCGGGGGTGACCAGCACGTCGCCATTGCGCAGCACGACACCCTTGTTGGCCAGACGATACCCTTTGTGGGCATCCTCCAAACCTTTTGGCAGGAGCTTCTCCATGCCTTGACCGATCTCGCCGTTCTGCATCAGGTCGACGCCGTCGATCATCTTGCGTGCCAGCCCCATGCCCGGACCCATCAGGCCCACCAGCGCCTCTGCCGCCCCCTTCTTGCTCATCTCCAGCGTCGTGTAGGGCAGGATCGAAAACACCCGGTCATCGGACAGCTTGGAGCCAAGGTCAAGCCCCAGCATCGACGGCAAGCCCTTCAAGATGATGTCCGCCGGGATGTCGCTGCCGAACCACTCACGCATCATGCGCTCCAAGTCCTTGGGCTCATCGTCGTCGCCAAACAAGGCAGGTATCACGAACTCGGCAAGGTTCATCAATGGCAGACCCATCACGCCACCAACCATCGCGGTGTGTGCCAGCATATACCCGAGCATCCGGCGTGCGATGGCCTTCTCTGCCGGCGAACTGCCGCTAAACGCGTCGTAGAACGAGCGTACGTAGAGCGCGGCCACCATCAGCTGGTACTTGCGGTACTGGGTGATGAACTTCGGCAGCTTCTTGATAATGAGCGGAGCCGCGAGCTGCGAGAAGTCGCCTTGGGTCTGGCCCAGCACTTGGATCGCGAATGCCTGCGCTTGGTCGTGCGTGCGCCCTTTCGCGATGGCCATGTTGTATGCTGCGACCGAGGCAGAGATACGGTTTGCACGCTCCACGCCGCGCGATACCTGCCGGAGCTTGTGGATCACCTTGCGCCCGTTGTTCAGCCCTGCGTCCACCTTCTCAAACCCGGTGCGGGGGCTGTTGTACTGGTCATAGTCTTCGCCCATGCCCACGTCGATCAGGTTCATCTTCGATGCAGTTTCCAACATCTTCCGCAGGCCGGGGGACTTGATCTTGGCGAAGTCGAACTTGTCCTTCAGTGCTTGAGCGTAAATCTTGTACCCTGTGTTCAGGTGCGTCCATGCGCCGCTGTAATCGTTGAACTCAGCAGCGAGCATCGGGACAGTTTTCATCGCCGGCTGCGTGGCGTTGGCGAAGTGGTAGCCGGGACTTGTGGCCAGCTGCATGGCAGACGTGAACCCCACAGCGGCGTCCTGCCACGGCGTGTCCTTGAACTCCAGCATGAGCTTGCGGTGCTTCATCATGGTGTTGACCACGTCTTGCAGCCGCTGCTCCTTGGCGTGCGTCTCGGTGTTCTTGGATACTTGGTAGGTGGCCTCGTTGACCTTCTGCGCGTGCTCCATGTTGGCCAGAAACGCTGACTCGGATCGTGCCTGCTTGAAGAACGCCTCCAGCATGTTTTCGTCGGCACCCGCGCGGTATTTCCGCTGGCGCATCGACTGGCGAGCCAAGTGGTCCTCCATCATCTGGTGATACAGGTCTTTGACCGTGTTCTCCATCTTGTTCCGGGTATCGCGATCCAAGGTTTCGTCGCCCTTGACCGACTCCAAGACCTTCGCCAACGAACTGCGGTTGATGTCCGACGAGGTATAGGCCCGCTCGACGCGAGGCCCGACGTAGCTCAGGTTCTGACTGCGCGCGTACTTGCCTGTCGCCATCAGCTCGTTATACAGCCGCTTCGCCTCTGCTTCCGTGGTGCGGAACGAAATGCGGTAGTGGTCAGGATCGCTGCGCAGCTCGTCGATCTTCTTGGTGTCCTTGAACCCGCCTTCGCCATCCTCTTGCTTGGACTCTTCTGCGACCAAGGCCAGTGACTTTACCTCGACCATGTACTCACCGAAGCGCCGGAGAGGCGAATATGGGCCTTGCAGCTGAGTCAGCCGCTTGAACGGGTCAGCTACCCCGATCAGTTTGAACACCTCCCGCTTGCGCTCCATCGTGGTTTCGCCATGCTGGAACACCTGCTTGACGATCTCCCGCATCTCGTCTGTGAAATCCTTGCCGTTGAACCGCTTCTCAAACTCCGGGTCGACGGTCGTCTTGCGCTTGAACTTCGGATCGTATGCCCACTTCTGCTCGGTCGTGGAGTCCATCAGGAACTGGTTGATCGTCTTGACTTGCTCCTTGGACAGCTTGGCCCCTTCGATCTGCTGCATCAGCGTGTCGACTTCTTGGTCCAGCTCGATCTTGCGGTTCTGAGAGGCGAGCATGGCGTCGTACAGCTTGCGCAGGCCGGGGACTCGCTCTTCGTACCGGTGCACCAGCTCAGGTAGAGAGATGGTCTCCAGCATGACGTTACGGACAAACCTCGCCGCGCCGTCCCAGAACTGAACACCTGTCGGGCCGAGGTACTTGGCTACCTGTGGTTTGAGAGTGGAGGCGAGGGAAAACCGTATGTCAGGGTTCGTGTCCGAGAACTCGCCTGTGTTACTGACGGACGACTTGATTTGGGTGGGGGAGCCCAACACCACGTACACCCCGCCCCCGAAGTCCACGCCGTCGTAGCCTTGACTCCGCAGGGTATCGAAAAACCGGCCTTGCGCTGCCTTGTAGCCGGGTACTTTCAGCAGCTTCAGGTCTTCCGGCGTGATTGTGTACATCTTCTGGATCGACAGATACACTGGGATGACTCGGCTGGCGGTGTTGACCTCTTCGTATTTCCACGTCCCCGGAATCGCCTTCAGCCCACGACTCTCGTTGTCTTGGGCGTAGCCAGACGCGCTATCACGATCCGCCGTGAACCACACCCCCCGCTTCGGGACGTTGAACTTGGTAAAGTCCTTGTCTTTGGACGTACCTGTGTAGACCAGTAGCGGCTTGCCCTTAAATCTCTGCACCAGTTCCTCTGGAGGTTTTGTCCAATCAGTGACTTCCGGCAACCCAAACTCTTTGCGAAGGGCATTGTACCGAGCCTGACTTACAGGAATCAACTTACGGATAGGGGCATCTTTGGCTGCTATACGCAACCTACTGATAGACCGTGAACCTCCGAATAAGTGGCCTTCAAGCTCATAAGCCTCCCTCCACTTTTTCTTATCTGGAGGAGTCACCATCACACTGTCACCGAACCACTGCTTGAACTCCGGCGAGCCGGTGTCGACCGGGCCGAAGCCTTTCTTTGACATCGCCGTAACGTCAGCGCCGACTTCTTGGTTCTGCATCGCATCGCGCGCTGCGCCGTAGGCAAGGTCAACGAGTTGTTGCGCGTTGAACCCGCGAGTGTTCGTCTTGAACACGGCATCGACAGCAGCTTTGAAATACTGGGCGAACCAGCTCACGAGGTCTTGGGCCGATTTCACGTCCGACAACTTCATACCCATCTTGACCGCGCGCGGGGTCACGCCGGCCTTTACAGCCTCTTCGACGGCGTAGGCTACCTTCTCGCTGTCCGAGACCTCTCCAGCGGCTTCCATTCGAGCCTGCATCTTGTCGTAAATCTCCCGCTCCAGCGACCCGAACGGCTCCGCTGACCACAGGTTCACGCGCTCCATGATCTGGGTTTCCTGCCCGTCAAGACCGATGTGCGCGCCGATTTCGTGCATGAAGACCGCCATCTCGTTACCACTGGAGATGTTGTCAGCGATCATGTAGCCCTTGCCGTCGAGTACGAAGGCTTGGATGTTGGTGAGGGACTTGGAGAACTGCACTCCGCCGAATGCGCTGTCAGGGATCACACCGGTTTTGGTGCCCATGATCGAGTGCCAAGACAACTGGTGCTCGTTGCCTGAGATATACACAGGGTACATGATTTCCCCGAGATCACTCTTGAACCAGTAGTCGGAACCAAACTCGTGGTTCTTACCGTCAGCGGTGTGTATCTGGGCAAACCCGAGCTGGTTGGCAACGCGCCCGTGAGTCAATCCAGCAGACGGAAATACGTGTGTGATCCGCCCAGAGTCGTCCATGAACCCGCGAATTTGATCGTGGTTCTCACGTTTCGCTAACAGGTTTAGCGCTTGCACGCGTTCGGGATTGCTGAATACGTAGGCTGTGTCTCCAGAATAGTCCGTCACCTTGAGCACGCTCTTCTGTGCCTCCGCCACGCGGTCACGTATGGCCTGCGACAGGTCTTCCCATTTCTGCACGACAACGAGGCGTGACGCGGCCTGCTCGGGCGAGAGGAACCAGCTGCGCAGTGCCTGTTGAATCTTCTGCACCGTCGTACGCTCTTCCGGGGTGTTCGGCATCGTCTTGGAGAACTGCGTACTGGCCTTCTTGCGAATCGACTCCAGCACGGAACGCATCGGGTGCTTGGTGAACGTTAGGGGGTCGACCTTCCACTGGGCGTAGTCTTTGACCAACGACTCAATCGCCGACGCCTGCTTTCCGCCGTAGTAATCCTTCACGTCCTTCTTTTGCTCAGATGTGAGCAGGCGCGTTACAGCTGCAGCACTCAACGTGGGCTGGACAACAGGCTCTTCTTCAACGGCGGGGGCGTGGGCATCTTCTGCAGTCACACCCAGCTGTGCGGCCATCCCAAGCGGTTTCGCCTGCTTGGCTTTCTTGGTCGTTGGTGTTCCTGCCGGCGCAGACACGACGGTGCGCACTGGACCTTTCTTGGTTTGGTGCTTGGCCACAACATCGGTCAGCCACGCTCTCGCGTCGGTGACCTCATCGCCGTACGATTCCGTCCCTTCAGCCTCGAAGATCATGTCGAGGTAGTCCGCCGCTTCTTGGCGTACAGCAGTCGGGGTCTCGTCTGCGCCTTTGACGTCGTTCAACACCTTGATCACATCGTCAGGCACGGCTTCCGACAGGTTCTCCGGGATGTACTTGGCTAGCGGGTTAGGCAGGGGTGCGGCGGCAGTTTCTTGGGGCGTTTCTGACGATTGGCCTTCGACGGTTTCAGGGGCTTGAGGGGCATTTACGGTCTCCTTGGGTTCAAAGTGAGCGTTGGCTTTCTGCGATGCAATTTCCGATTCGGCTTCCGCCAGCTTCATCGCAGCGCGCGCTTTTATCAGCTTCGGGTCGTCCACCGCCAGACTGTTATCCAGCTTCTCGAACCTTGCTTTGGCTGTTGCAGCTTTCTTCGTCGCCTTCGCGGACGCGTGCAAATCCGCTACGGCTTCCGGCGACAGGATGGGGGGTTCGTCTTGAGCAGCCGCTGCTGGAACAACGGCTGGTGGAGCCTCGACGGTTACTGCAGGCAGGGGCTCTTGCCCTTTTTCATCGGGGGCTTTTTCTTGGGTGGGAACGGCGCTTTCTTTTGCTGGGCTTG